TATGCTGGTAAAGTATTTAGACGACAAGCAGGTATGGGCGGTCAAGCAATACATGGAATTAAGTTTCCTAATACATCTCAAGAAAACATGATGATGTTTGATAAGTTCCGACAACTTGCAGACGAACAAACAGGCATTCCAAGCTACAGTCATGGTCAAACAGGCGTACAAAGCATGACACGAACTGCGTCAGGAATGTCTATGTTGCTAGGTGCAGCGTCATTAAATATTAAAACAGTAGTTAAAAACTTAGACGATTTTTTGTTAAAGCCTCTTGGTGAAGCTTATTTTCAATGGAACATGCAATTCTTTGAAGGCCCATTGCAAATAGAAGGCGACCTTGAAGTAAAAGCTATGGGTACAAATAGTCTAATGCAAAAAGAAGTACGCAGTCAACGACTAACAACTTTCTTACAAACAGCGCAAAACCCTGCCATTGCTCCATTTGTTAAGATGTCTAAAATAGTAAGTGAGCTTGCTTATAGTTTAGATCTTGATCCCGATGAGATACTCAATGATCCAGAAGAAGCTAAGATAGCGGCACAAATTATAGGAGCGCAAAATGCTGGACAAGCAACTGGCGGCCAAGCTGGCAGCCCTGACCAACAACAAGCAGGTATGGGAGGCGGTGCAGGAACACCTGAACAATCTCAAGACGCTGGAGTTACAGGCACTGGTGATGGCACAATCGGAACAGGAAATGTACCGCAGGCAGGGGAGAGTGAATTCTCTGGATAATTTATTAACATTAAAAGAGCAAGTTTTAGAAGCTCGTAAAAGAATAGAGGACTAAATAAAATGCCAAACGAAGAAGAAATGAAGGTCAAGTACGCAGTAGGTTCTGTAGCTCAAAAGGCTGTAGAGGGTTCAGACTCTTTGCTAGAAGCAGCTAAAGAAGACGTTAATCGGATTAATCGTGGGCCTGCGGAAGACACTCTTCTCTCGACTCCTGATCGTGGTACTCCAGAAATGCAAGGCGCAGAAGAAATAATGGACGATCCAGAAATGGACGCTGATGACGAACTAGACATACCCGTACCTGTCCTTGCGTCAGTTTGGTTTTCTGAAAACACAGAGCCGCCTAAGCAAGAGCAATTAGAAGATTTTGAAGATGCTTTTGTAGACGCAGTTATTGACGACTCTCCTGTTTTTGAATTCCAAGATAAAGTCTACAGCATAGACAAAGCTTCTAAGATGGAAATCGAAGAAGACATGGCAGAAGAAAGAGAACAGTTTTTCTTTGGCGGTTTTACTAAAAAAATTAGTAGAATGGTTGGCGGCAAAAAGAAAATGAAGAAAAAGCTAAGAGGAGGCTTTAGCGGGATCTTTGGTCGCTTAGCTGAAAGAATAAAAGAACAGTCACAACCACAAGGCACAAAAAAATTAGTATCTAATGCACAAGCAGACGCAGCAAAAGCAATGGCTACGGCTCAGTTTTCAGGAAATCCAATGTTGCAGGGAGATGCTGCTCGCCAAACTCAAGTAGGCGTAGCTACAAAACTAGGAAACGTAGTAGCTCAAAAGTTTCCTAACGCTGCTCGAAGAGAAAGAAATAAAGGCAGAGGTGGTTTTTTTGGAAAACTTATGAGTATTTTTGGAAAGCGCAGAAAGCCAGTAAGGAATACTTCTCCTTTACTTGGGTTAAGTATTTTTGGAAATAAGTTTACTCCGAGTATTGGAAATAAAAAACAGTTAAAAAAACTAAAAGGAACTAAACTTTTTAAAAAAGTAAAAAGAAGTTTTAAAAAAATAGCAAAGCCAGAGCAAGGACAAGCTTTTTCTAATTTTGGAAGAAAAAAATTCAGCAAAAAATTTATAAAATCAATCGGTAGATTTGGATTTGACGAAGGTGGTATGCCTGTAGACACTTATTCAAATATTCCGCCTGAAGAAATGGAAGCAGTAAAAGCTTCGCAACTTCCAGACAGTGAAATGGAAGCAAAGTACGAAGAGTTTGTATTAAACGAAGCGTTGAGTCCTATAGATCAAGACTACTTAGCATCTGCCCTTGAGCAAGACGCTAAGCTTGCTACGCTTTTTGATCGAGTAATGGACACAGCAACAGAATTTTCTGGTGCAGGTGCTGTAGAAGGCATCGGTACTGGCACATCAGATTCGATACCTGCTAGGTTATCGGACGGTGAATTTGTTTTCACCGCAAAGGCTGTCGAACAGTTAGGCGCAGATAATCTTCAAATGATGATGGATCAAGCCGAAGCTGAGTTCGACAGTCGAGAAGGTCGAGCATATGGAGGAAGTATGCGAGACGGCTATGCGTATGGTAGCATGGTGTCAGATGACGAAGACGATTCAACTATGTTTGAGGATGACGAAGACATGAGTGAAGAGTTGAAGACTATGATGCTTGATGCGAACCAGATGCCTAGCGCATAACCGTAAGGCTACCTGATTTTTATTTCAGCCCCTTACACAATCATATAAACCTAGAGGCCACCTTTTAAGTTCAAGCCCTTATGATGTTTAGCTAACTTCATAGCCACCTTGAAAGACTAAAAGCCCCAAAAGGAGAGCGACAAAATGACAGAACAAGTAGAGCAACAAGAAGTAGATGAACCAACAGCAAATCCGTATAATAAGGATAAGTCTTGGCATACGCCAGATGCTCCAAATAGAGGACATGCTGATTCTTTATTCTTTGATGATTCTCAACAGGCCACCTCGGAAGAAGCCCCTGAAGAAGAAACGCAGAAGAAAACAAGAACTAACTATAAAAAACGATACGATGATTTAAAAAAGCACTACGATGAAAAGGTAGCTAGTTTTAAACAAAAAGAAGCTGAACTGACAGCAGCAGCGAATAGTAGAGGGGACTCTGACTACGCTCCGCCTAGAAGCCCAGAAGATCTTGAAGCGTTTAGACAACAATACCCTGACTTGTACGAGACTGTAGAAACTGTAGCGCACATGCGTACCGCAGAAGAAACAGAAGCTTTGCGTCAGCAGTTAAGTGTTCTTCAACAACGAGAACAAGGAATTGCACGTAAAGAAGCTGAAGCCTCTCTACAAGATCGCCATCCTGATTTTAATGAAATTAGGCAGGACGATAACTTTCATGCTTGGGCAGAGACTCAACCAGAGCAAATTCAAGGTTGGATCTACAAGAACCCAGACAACGTAGAGCTTGCAATCAAAGCTATTGATCTTTATAAGCTAGAAGCTGGCATCACTACTAAAAGCCCTAGACGTACTGCATCCAAGTCGCAATCTTCTGGATCTGCCGCAGACATGGTATCTACTCGAACAACTTCGGTAGACGCTAAAGAAGCAAAGATCTGGACTCGGAAAGAAATTAACTCTCTTTCTATGGCCGACTATGACAAGTATGAACAAGAAATAGATCAGGCCATTATGGAAGGAAGAGTTGTTTCTTAAAACTTTTAACTCTTTTTATATAAGGAAACATTATCATGGCTAAATTTCAAACAGGCAGCAATGGTTCTGCCACAAGTAACTTTGACCTCGGTGGAACAGGTCAAGGCAACGGTTTCTTCTTACCAGAAGTCTACTCGAAAAAGGTACAAAACTTTTTCCGTAAAGCTTCGGTAGTTGAAGCAATTACAAACACTGACTACGCAGGCGAAATCTCTACGTTCGGTGATTCTGTAAACATTATCAAAGAACCAACTATTAATGTTCATGCTTACACTCGTAATGCTGATACTACTGAAACTCCTTTAACTGACGAAGAACTTGTAATGGTTGTTGACCAAGCTAACGCATTTAAATTTATTGTAGATGACATTGAAACTAAAATGTCTCACGTAAACTTTAAAGAAGTTGCTTCGTCTTCAGCAGCATACGCTCTTAAAGATGCGTTTGATACAAATGTCTTAGCAGCTATGTTTGCAGGCGTATCTGCATCTACCCCAGATCATATTGTGGGCGCTGATGCAGGTACAAATGAAAACACTATTGCAGGAGCAAACACAAACAGCAAGCCAGTAGATATTACTGGTACTGATGCTGTAGATCCTCTTGATTTAATGGCTAACTTAGCATTAAAACTTGATGAAGCTAATGTACCAGAAGAAGGACGTTACTTTGTAGCTTCTCCTG